GGAGAGTAATCTTCATCCTGCGTAAGGTAATACACAAATTCATTCATCAGTTTCATGTTCTTTTCAGAAACATCGCTTAGCTTCTCCAGAGGTTTAACTGATTTCTCCTTTCGTGTGCGTGAATATCCAATACCAAGAAAATTAAGGAACCCACATAGAGCATCTTTAATGTATGGCTTATCAGATAATTCAACTGCATTTTCTCTGATATAAGCCTTGTATCCTTTACGGTTCACCTGATAATCACTTTCAAGGAATAACTTTACAGCTTTAATGCTTTTACCAATAACTTCATAGCTTTTATCGGTACTATACAAGTGGGATACGTATTCTATAAATATTTTTTTATTTACGTCTTCCATATCAGTTCCATTTTTGAGGCCGGTTGTTGATTCTTTCTAAGTATGTGGCTATCTTCTTTTCCGCATCCTCACCATCACGCACGAAAATACGTGTATACGTTTTGTCTCCAGGAACCGAAACATATCTTCCATGCTTTTCACGTTCACGCTGCTGGGCGATTTTCAGTTCGGTTCCAGAAGGGTTCTTCTCCAAATCCACTTTACGTGGAAGCATTGGGTCATTTTCCGTTATCATTTTGCAAGATATTTGTTGATTATGTTACTCACTACAAGTCCGGCTTCATCACACATCCCGGCAAAGTTGTCAGACAATGAAGCGTTTTTCTCTTCATCGGGTATTCGTACTATGCTTCTCAGTTCTTTCAGTACGCGTTTCACCTGAAAAACTACCTGAGCATCTATTCCGTTTGATTCAAGTTCAGACTGGAACTCCAGTGCCGCACCCTCAAGTAAGTCTGAATAGATGAACAGCTTGTGCATCTTGCGAAGCATTTCTACCTTGAACTCCGGGGTATAGTCCTGAAGAAGTTCTCCCAAGGAATGCGGTTCCACCTCTCTTTCAAGGGAGTCAATCTTGTTCTTGATTTTCTGTGCTTTGGCAAAGTTCATGGATGAAATCAAGGCGATATACTTCTTTCTCAGTTCATTGAGCTTTCTTTCTGATTCTTGTCTTGTCATTTCTCTACTTTTCTGATGATTAAATACTTTGGCTCACCCTTGCGGAGATTGCTTAATGTCTCTTCGTCAACCTCTGCTTCTGTGAGTCCGTTCACGTTCATGTATTGTGGGAGACGGTATTTTTCACGTAACCTCCTGATCAGGTTCCAGTCACGAGTTACCCAGTTGATTGTGATTTTCATATCATTTTCTCAGACTTTCACCGCTGAAGAGGACGGTTTTCGTTATCGCCCTCAGCCGGTCAATGGTTCTTTCCCCATATTTCTCTCTCAGCTCGTCTATCGTGAGATTGGTGGTCAGGATAAGAAGCTTTCCTTTCTTCTCGGCTTCGTCTGCCAGCTCAGCGAATGCAAGCCTTTTTTCGCCGTATTTGACGCTAAGATTCTCTGTTCCTATATCGTCAACGTAGATGATGTGTTTTTGCTTCACAGCGTCTAAATCTGCATTCATCTGCTGTGCATCGTAGCAGCTTACCACCTTGCGGCAGTAATGGTTAAGAACCAAAGGGAGAATCTTTCCGCAAATAAGGGTCTTTCCGCGTCCGCAGTTGCCGAAACACAGAAGTCCGCGACCTTCATTGCCGGCCAGCCAGCCTGCCACTTCTTCGTACTCAGGAAGCCATCTGGCATTTTCTCCAGTGAAGTACCTGATACCGGCCCAGAGAACTCTTTTGGCATCCGGAACGGTTACCTGTACGACGTTAGGAATAGGGGAGAAGCCCGTATCTTTAAGCCGTTCGATTGTCTGTTGAAAGTTTATCTGTTCCATGTTTACCAGCCTTTCTTGTATTTTTCCGGTGAATTATCCTTCAGAACTATGCCTACATCTGTTTTTGAAAGAGCTTTTTTCTTGGCCTGAGAAACTATCTCATTAAATTTTGAGTTGATGTTTGTCACGCTAAAATTCTCGAATATCCAACCTTCTTTTATGGATAAAAGTAAATATTGAAGTGCATACAGGATTGATTCATCGGCGACATCCATCTGCTTCTGTTCCCGTTGGAACTTCAGTTTTTGAAGCAGCTGGGACATTGCTCCTGCATCCTTGGCCGTCCAGTAATAATCACTTCCGAACAACTGTCTGTAATAGGTTTCAAAAAGGGAACGGGCTTTATAGTTAATACCCTCCCCCTTGGGGGGTGTGGGGGGAATATTATCATTAACAGTTTCTTTATCTTTCTTTTTCTTATTGCCCTTACCTTGCCCCAAATCTTCAATTTTTTCGGCCATTTTTTGCGACATTGCCCTTAGCTCTGCCCTTAGTTCGCCCATAGACACCTTTAAATCGCTGATTTCTTTATTGTTGTCTATGCCCTTATCTTTGTCCTTTGGCTTGTCCTTGATAGGATTGTAGTCATCGTAATTGCATAAGGTTATTACAGTCATGCCCTGTTGGTTACAGGTTGTAATCATCCCCTTCTTCTTCAGTTTGGACAGGAAATATCTGACCTTCTTCTCAGACCATTTCCAACGCTTCATCAGAAACGATATGGATGCTGGATATTGACCTCTTGAATAAGAGATTTCCCGACCTCCGATGAGTTCGCTGTACGCCTCGCCGGTTGCATCAAATCGTGCTGACTGAATCAAGTCAAGCCACGCTTCGCATTCCGAAAACTCACGGGCTACTTTCCACATTTCATTCGAGAAAAACCTGCGGCTTAGCCTCAAAAATCCTTCTTCCATAGTTTCAGAATCTTACGTTAGTCAACTGTCTGCTATTGGAGTACACGGCCCATTTGCCGTTTCCGCTATCCACCAGGCGTAAATCCTTGACTTCGCCAAATCGTTTCAGATTCCCGCAAAGGTCAACGATCCAGCCAGCCTCCTTGTTAGGATGCGGACGGATGGCACGACCGACTATCTGATACCAAAGAGCCAGCGACATTGTCGGACGGGCCATGACAATCGTATCTAGTTCAGGATAGTCAAATCCGGTAGTAAGTACACCTACGTTGGCCACAACGGGTATCTCTCCGGCCTTGAACGCTTCAAGGATATGTTCGCGTTCCTTCTTCGGTGTTTCTCCTGAAACGATTGCTGTTCCGGGAATGGACCAGGTAAGGCGTTCTGCTTCCTTCAAAAAACGGGTGAAAACCAATATACCTTTTCGTTTTACACCGCTCTTGGGATTCATAAGCCTTTGGACGATGCTCACCAGAAACCCGTAGAAGTCGATACGCTCATACTCTTTCACTACAGACTTGTCCGTGTAGTCGGCTCCGGTCGTGTTCACCTTCAGGTTAAGTTCGTTCCATCCCAAAGGATTCATCGGATAATAGTTCAGCTTCGAAAGATACCCCATATCCAATAGAGTAGAGATTTGAACCTGATAGATTACCTCAGAGAACACGCACGGGCGTGTGCGTGTGATGAACTTCAACATGCTGCCGAAATCCCTGCTTGATGAAAGACGGTAGGGCGTAGCCGTCAATCCAAGGACTTTACATTTCAGCATCGAAAGAAATCTCTTGTACATTCCGTCTTTCGGATTAACCAGATGGCACTCGTCGATAATGATATTCTGAAAATGCTGGAAAAGTTCCGGATGGTTGACTACGCTTCCGATAGTGGCGAAAGTTATTCTTGAAATCTCCTTTCGTCCGAATGAGGCAGAGTAGATGGAACAATCCAGAACACCATACGAACAGAGCTTCAGATAGTTCTGTTCGAGTATCTCCTTACTTGGCTGGAATACCAGCGTGTGCCCTTCAAGACGGCTGGCGATGTCGGCAATCACAAGACTCTTACCGGCTCCGGTAGGCAGTACCATGATGGCATTGTTCTTCTTGGCTCTGTTAGCAAAGAAGCTGACCGCTGCATTACTGGCCTTCTGCTGATAATCCCGTAAAACATAACTCATAATCCTTTCTCCTTACTCAGTTTGTCTCCCAAAGCCTTGTAATACTTGGTGAGTTCTATTAATTCAAAATCAGTCCATTTCTTCGCCTGGCTTGCTCTCCATGCCAGCTTGTCGAATCGTAGCTGGCCGATTTTAGCTTTCAGGTTCTTTTCATATTGTATCAGATGGTCTGCACTGAACCGGTTGCACGCCCGGCATTCTGCGTGGGCGTTATCCTCGTCAAAGCGTGTGGCCATGTGGCGGCGCGAATGGAAGTGTCCGCAATCTGCCTGTGCGTAGGGCTTTATCTGGCCGCATGAGATACAGCGGAAATACCCGTTCGGCATACAATCACGAAGCCGGATATAGCGGCTGAAAACTTTGTCGAGTTTGGCCACTAAATCCGGCTTCTTCTTAATCTTGATACCTGCCTTGTCAAATAACGGTAAAGGCTTTTCTTTCTTCTTTGTTTTTCTTTTTATGTAATATGGCATTATTAAATTATAAATTTAAGAAGGGGCATATCCTTCCCAAAAAGAAGTGTAATGTGTCTAATTTTAACTTAATCATAAAAGATTGGATATGCCCCAGTTATTTATTATCTTTGTCTTTGTCTAATTTTAATTTTTTCAATTATGGGTAGATTTACAAACGAGCAATTATTAAAATTGCAACAGAATTTGAAAGTTGGCAGATGTCCTAATTGTGGATATGAAGGTAATAAGGATGTATGTCCAGAAGAAATGCACCTTGTCTCTTTAGACATTGATTCAAGACATACAGTAGGGCTCGAATCTTTAGGTTCATATCCAGTAGTGATGGCAGTATGCCCTAATTGTGGTTTTATTTCACTTTTTAGTAAGAAATTTTTGTGTAGATAATCTACAATTTAAAACCCATCCGTCTCCCTTTACATTTATTCTTAAAGGAGACGGATATTTTCCTTTATTATTAATTCCTTTTCTCATATTATTCATAATTTTAGTTTGTGGTACCGGCAGGATTCGAACCTGCATGAGTTGTCAGTTCTTTGCATCTATGGATTGACCGTCCAATCATTGAGCATAGCGTCTACCAATTCCGCCACGATACCAATGCCCGTCTTTCCGGGCGTTTATTCATGCTATTTCGTTATTTTTAAAAACTCAGGGGCAATTCCATAAAGTGGTGTACGGCCATCCCATTTATCTATGAATTGCTTATAGAGTATTTCTTTAGTCAACCCACGTGATTGAATGATAGCCTGTTCTGTTTTTAATTGCTCCAATTCGTTGCGTTTCTTCTGCTCTGCAATCTGCTGGTCTAATACAGATATATTGGTATTCACCTCATTACGACTATCAATCTTCTCACGCACAGCCTTTGAAAATTCAAGCTGTGCAGAAAAAGTCAGCAATTGAAGCCCTCTTTTCTCAAATTCTTTATCCACAATCTGCTCCAACCGCTTTTCAAAAAGAAGAGAACCACCGTCAGCCATTAAACTGTCTGTCTTGTGCTTACGGCTTTCTTCTTTGATTAAATCATAAATACGAGGTTCAAGTATATTATCTTCAAGGCTTTGCATAAACCCGTCTTTTCCTGATTCTGTATCAGCTTTATCTATATGTTTGTTATCGAATACAACATCTATAGCTCTATTCTTGATAACTTTATAAGAATAAGTAGGACGTGCGTTAAATTCAGTGTTATCAGCAGCCTTCAATGTGACAGGTTCAGCAAATTCCCCTCTTTGGTCAAACAATGGAACTTGAAACAATTCAGTGCCCCATTCCCAAGTGGAAACTTTACCGGACACTACCTTAAAATCCTCTTTTCCTTGCTTCCCATAGCTCTCCATTAGAACACCGGCATAATTAGGGGCTACTCTTTCGCATGAAGCAAATACCACTAAGGTCATACAGACCAACATTAGATTAATCAATCTTTTCATTCTTCAAATTTTTAATTAGTTTATAAACGAAATAAATCACTGTGGCTGATATTATTACCACGCCCAGCCAAGCGTTGAGGTGATTGAATATTCTGTTTCCGATAGATACTCCGACTACCAGAAACAGAATTAAATAAATTTGCTTTCTCATTGTTACACCTCAATGATTACGATGTCAGGTGCAACACCTTTGATTGCTTCAACCTGTTCGTCAATCACCTTATTCTTGTATTCTTCAATGGCCTCATTCGCACCGGCAGAAACCAAAGAAAGGGAAACTTCCCGCCCATCCACATCGGCGTAGATTTCAACTTCGATTTCTTCACAGGCAAAACCTTTGAAAAGAGGGATATTCAGTTTGAACGATTTTGGCAGATTGGAATCAACCACTTGAGAATAGTTATCCGTCTTGTTCCCGTTTTCCTCTTTGCTACGTTCTATATCCTGATTCACTTTCGCCTTGAAGTTCTTCAAAGTGGAAACCAGCATCATGTTCTCAGACTTATCCTTGAAGAAGGCACGGTGCATCTTGAAGAACTGGGACAATTTGATAGGTTCCCATTTCCTTTCCGCATTGATACCGAACTCCTGCATTTCCTTTGAAGCCTGTAAAACTCCACTAATTACTGTCTGGTAATAATTGGTTTCATCAATAGTCAAAGCCAGACACATCTTATCACGGTTCACAATGATATTGGCCGATTTCTGATTAATCAGTTCGACACGCTTCTCCAGCCATTTGAAAGGTGCATCTATCGTTCCATTGATAACTACTCTTTCAGGCTCTTTCGGGTCAAGTGCTACGGGTGCTTCACCTTCACGTAATACAACTTCGATTGGCGTACCGTTATAATCTTTCGGTACTACCAGGTTGATTTTGTTCTCACTCATCTGTTCCTGTTTTACTGTTAATACTGAAAATTGTCTTCTGCATTTCTTGTGGCATGATCGGGCGGCTGTAAACCAGCTCACCTAACTTGTTGTAGAATCCAGCCATTTTCTCCTTGTGGTAGAGGAATTTGGCACATTCCTCGTTGGCTACGAACTCTGAACCTCTTTTGATATGGTCCAGAAGTTCCTGCTTTTCTTCATTCAAAGGCTTCAATCGTTCTTTGAAGCTTTCCATAGCCTCTTTCTTCTCCAACTCAACATCGTTGATGGTGATTGATACCTCGGCCAAAGTCTCTTTCTTCTGAGCCAGTTCTTCGGGGGTGAATCGGTGAGTATATCCGATTTTCTCTACCGCATCGGCGTTGTCCTGAAGGAACTGCCATCGTTCCTGTTCAGGGATGTCTTGTCCTAAAAATTTGTCCATAATTATCTATAACTTTTTACACCGAACCTATTATAAATCTTTTTAGCGGTACCCATACCATTATAAACAGGGATGAAACTTCTTTGTAAGGCCTTCTCTCTTTGATGAATGCCGCTTGAATTAGGATTAATTGACTTCTCTGGATTAAAGAATCTTGCTACATCTTGGGGAAATTTTCTTTTTTTCATAATCTCAAAATTTTAGATAAACTCTTTATTACGTTCGATTTCTTGTTGTGCAAAAATTAGCATCTGTTGTTCGTTTGCCGAAGGCAGATAGATGCCGGCAACAGATGCGCTCCAGTTACGAAAACGGTCAATGCTCAAAGTCATTTCACCTGTTGTCAGTTCTGCAGAACTTCGCAGATAGGTTACTTCCTTGCCTTTCTTGTTGACCGTCTTTCTCTCAAACAAATCACGGTTGCAAGTCCTTTTATAGAAGTCTATCTTTGCTTCGTCAAGGCTGCAACCGTACTCACTGCCGAAATACCCTAAAAGCAGATGCAAATAGCTGTTCTGGGATAGCGTGCGGTTAGGGAGCTTCTTTCTCACTTCCACAACTGCATGCTCCTGGAACAGTTTGTTTACATAAGCCTTGAACTTGGGTATATCGTATTCATTCTTCAGATTGAATATGCTCATAGGCTAGAACGGTAAGTCATCTTTGGGATTTCCATTCGCATCTACATCAGGTGGAAACGCCTGTACCATGGGTGGCGTTTGTGTCGGTGCCGGTTGCTGAGCTGGCACGGATGCTGTCTGATGCATCGGCTGGCGGCCTTCCAGTTTATAGCAGCGGATGGACACCATACGTTTTAGTTGTCCGTCCTGATTTGTCCATTCCCGACCTTGCAAGGCAAAGGAAACCGTTATTACGTCACCGGTTCTGAACTGGTCAAGTTCGGCACATTTGTCACCACTTACTTCAAGTGGCAGGACGTTCTCGTACTGGCTCCGTTCACCTGTATAGGGGTCATAGGTTGTGGCATCAAGAATAAATTCACGTTTCACAAACGGGTTGCCACCGCTTTTGGATGGGATTTCTTGGGGCTGGCCAATATAGACCAGCCGTCCGGTTATTTGATTAGGCATAATATATAGATAGAAGATTTGACGAATTAACTCTAATATCCATCAGAATTTTTCGCCGTTCATTTGTTATCAATGCGTAGGCACAATCTCTAGTAAGATAGGTCAGAAGTCCATTCTGTTCACCTCTAAGCTCATAAATCCTTCCATTGTATTCAATTTCATCCATTTATCTAGTCTTCTGCAAAAATTTTCTTATCGGTTATCAAATCTCTGTTGTCATTCAAGAACCGGATAAAGTCCTCACAATGATTTATAAGGATAGGTATATCCCGAGCAGGTACGAAAGTGTAACTTTCCGTATAGGTTGCCCTAAAATCCGTAATGTTATACTCGAACAGCCTTACATCACTTCCGTTCTGCATCAGACAGTATGGATAAACCATGTGCTGCCAGTGGTCTTTGAACTTGCCGACGTAATAACTGCCGGTGGTCTTGATGTCATGTACTGACATCGGCATCAGTTCGTCGATTACTCCGTAGACAAGCACGTCACCGAAACATGTAGGCAAAACAGCTTCAACCCGTTGCTGGGTCAAGGCTCCTTTGTAATAGTCTGCAAACTCACGGCAGATTGAAATGGGAAAATTAAACTGACGGTTATTGTAGGTGGCATTAAGTCCTATTAATGATTGTTTTCCATCAATCCCGTGATATAATACTCTTCTTACTCGTACCTTTTCCGATTTCCGGCCCTCAATCATGCAGTCTATCACCTCATTGAAAGCTGTACCCTTATCGGCTGCTTCGTTGTCGAACGGAACACGATTTATTGTATCAATCAGGCTTTGGAACTGCTTTTGTCTGAACTCTTCGGGGGTATGTGGGGGATTCTCACTGAATCCCCAATACCTTTCCCAAATAGCATCGCTTTTCAGATAGCTTGTGAAAGCATCCAAAAGTGTGGCATAGAACTTAAATTTAGGCTGCTTTGTCTGCATAGGCCTTTGTCTCTTTATCGAATACCAGCCCGAGAGCTTTTACTTTTGCTGAAAACAGATTTCTGGCCATATTCAAGGAACTGCCTACATGCTCAAACTCATTAATTCTTGACGCAAACTCATTTGCAGAACTGGCATCAGTAATAAGTTCGATGTTCTCTTTGATTTCAGCTATGACCTTATCATACTTCGCAGCTTCTTCTTTCTTTACCTGCAACATGCTCAGGTAGGGCATGATTACCTTTGCAGTGATAAAGTCATTCTTGGCTGTGGGATTTCCATTCTTGTCAAGAATTGTGGGAACTTGCATTAGTCCCGGCAAATTGCAGGTGTTTTTCCCGTCATTTCTTGATGTGGGGTCAAATGTGATTGTACGCTTCTGCACACCGTTGTCATTGCGCATTTCCAGATAACCCAGCAAATCAAGTTCCGTAACAATAGAGTTGTACGATTTTTCTCTTAAAGCAGGTATGAACACGGTGTCGTCACCTTCTTTCCGAGTGTCACGGTGGGCCACAAACACTACGTTCTTGTTAAGTGATGAAAGGGTTCGTGTCATCCATGAGAACTCAGCGTTGATACCTCCCCAATCCTTGATTTGCGGCTGTCGTGTACCGCATTTGTAAGAAATGATGAAATCCATCATCTTTCCGATGGTGTCCACAACTATTGTCTGATAGGCCGAAAGGTCTTCCTGCAACACCTGTTGTACATCCTGCCATGAACTTACCTGTACGATGTCTATACCGTCCAGATGTGCCATATTCACACGTTTCACACCATTGTCAAAGTCGAGCAGCAGCGGTTTCGGTGCGCTCAATGCTACTGTTGTCTTACCCATACCTGCCTGACCGTAAATCATCATCTTAACGGTGGAAGGAATTACTAATTCATTGGATTTCTTAATCAAACTCATAACGCAATAGTTTTAAAATAATATATTAATACATCAATTTTGCATGTTTTATCACGTCCCAGGCATTACAAGCCCATCTACTGTGTGGCACGCCTTCTTTGGTCTTGTATCTTATCCTTCCGGATTCGCACAACTCTTTCAGCCTTTTGAGACCGCCTACTATCGAAGCTGCTTCGTATTTCCCGAAAGACTTGTTGTTTAAGACGATTTTCAATACATCTTCGTTTATCATAAGCATTTTATTTTAAGCAGATAATTGCCGAGAAACCCGGATACTCTGTTGCTGATACCCGGTATTTCACGTCCATTTTGTTTTTAAGTGTCCCGATCAAGCGGAGGTCACGATTGCGGCGTGATGCTTCCAGCTTGATTCCGTTGTGCCGTTTCCTGTCATAGGGAACCTTGTAAATGTCCCCTTTCTTCATTTCGTCAAAAAGACGTACTGTCTGGTAGTTTTCGTCTACTGTAATTTCTCTAACCATAGTTTAAGTATTTGATTGTTTGCTGGCAGAACGGGACTTGAACCCGTGACTTCCATGCTAACCCTTACATGGTGTTCTACCGCCTGAACTATCTGCCAATGAAAATGCCGGACTATGAAAGTCCGGCATCTACCCATTTTCTATAACCCATAAAATCTAATCGACTAAGACAACTAACGATTTGACCATGTTCTTGAAGTTGTCAAACTTCGATTCAATCTTTTTCTCTTCTTCCATGTAATACAGCATTGATTTTCTGTATTCTTCGGATTCGCGTTGCAGATTCTGTGTGTATGCTACGAGTTCATCATGCGTCATACTTTGTAATTCCTCATTTGTTTTCATGTCTATTCTTTTTAATGTTATTTATTTCGGTTTCTATCTCCTTATCAAACAGCTCCCGTCTGTCCAGTTCCCTTGAGCGTGCCGCCAGAATGGCACTGATGTCCGCAAATTCATCACAGATGCTTTTTATTGTTTCTTGCAGCTCGTTCATTGTCCAGTCTGTTTGCGATTGAAAAACCAGTGATTATAAACCCGACAAATCCTATCCAGTACATAGCAGACAGGTCTTGATTGAAGTGCATCACCAATACGGACAATGCACATAAAGCAAATAGTATTTTCATGTGATTATTATTTGATTCGTGCCCCGATAAGCTCTCTCTGCTCTTCCCACCGGAGTTATCAGCTACTATTCTTCACTGCATGACCGTTCGGGACATTTGCCATTATTTAGCCAGGCTGCTTGCATCGACCTTGCGGCTGCTTGCTTCGACCCTTGAATCCTCGCGTCCTCTATGCTAGTAATGAGGGTATGCGCCAGTATCGCTTTCTGGAACGGACTGCTTAGGGCAGTCAATCCTTCATGTTCCCTATCTCCGCATCAAAGGGTAGGCTCTATGGCCGGATAGGGATTGCGTTATCCTGATTAATCTCCGCAATATTTCGAACCAAGGTAACCTCTGTGGTTGTCCGGATAAACGGCCGCTTCCGTTACACCAGACCAGTCGTAGCTGACCGCCTTGCAGGCTGACTTCAATCCTGACAAAGGCTGGCTTTTTGAATCCATGGCTTTCTTCATTGACACCTGGAGTTTTGCCATTTTCCATGTTGATTTCAGAACTTCACCGAAAGTCTTTCCTTTCTTCTTAGCAACATATTTATATGTTCTCCAAGCATCCTTCATTATCTGTTTCAAATCATACATTCTCATGGCGTTACCTCTTTTTAGTTATCACTTTTATTTGGCGGTTTCCCGTTTTTTCGTTTCCTTTGTTTATTGTTTATTGTTTGATGTTGCAAATATAAGCACTTTTGCTAATATTGCAAATTATCAATACGCATTTATGCTAATCATGAGTATTAATTAACATTTATGCTAATTTATATTAGCAAAACAGCTTAATATGGAGGTCTACGAACGAATAAAAGAGATCAGAAAACATTTTTTCCACGATAACAATACTGAGTTTGCTAATTTCATGGGAGAAAAAACAGCCACTACAAGTGGTTGGGTAAGTGGACGTAGAGGAATTGGACGAAGCGTTATTGACAAAATAACATCCAAACTACCTCAAGTTAACCCATCATGGCTTCTTACAGGTGAAGGGAACATGCTGAATACACCTGACCAGCCATCAGATGAAGCATCTCCAATTGACGAACCAATCATACTACGTGTACCACTCGTGAGCCAATACGCACAAGCCGGATACCTCTGCGGATATGCAGATGCAGCATACATGGCAACCCTGCCTACCATACCATATATAGTAGACCATGAAGCACAAGGACACTACGTTGCCTTTGAAGTGAAAGGAGACAGTATGAACGATGGAACAGAGGATGCTATCCTGGAAGGTGACCGCTTACTGTGCCGGGAAATCATGCCGCACCTATGGGCAGACAGCAAGCTGCACATCAGAAAATGGGACTTCGTCATTGTACATACTGAGGGAATACTGGTGAAGCGTATCATCAACCATGACGTGGAAAACCACACCATCACGATACACTCACTGAACTCAATGTACCCAGACAAGGTCATCAACCTTGCTGACGTGAAGCAGATATTCAACGTGATAGAACTACAAAGACCAAGAAGGAGATGAACTATGAAAAAGCTACTTATACTAGTACTCTTAATGAGTGCAGGAATCAACCTATATGGACAAAACAACCATTATAAGAAGGCCAATAAAGGAGAAGTAATTGAAGACGTCGTAAAGGATAAAAATTATTACCTGAACAATTACGATAAATTCAACAAACTCGCAAATAATTGGCAGTTGGGTGCTGCAGGTTGCGCAGTTGCATCGGTAGCATCTTTCATCGGATATGCTACGCTTGACGAAAAATTTCATTACGACATTGATGTAGATGGCAATATTATCAGCAAAGACATGAGAACATGCGCCAGAAATTATCTTATTGCTGGAGGTGTACTTGCCGGATGGGGAATCATTTGCCAGATAATATCTTCTGATTACAGACTACGGGCATCCAAATCACTAAAAGTTTACCTTACAGGGAGTGGCGCCGGACTTGTATTAAATTTCTAAAGAACCTAGAACTGGTTTTCCATTTACTCAGCAGAAAACCTGCATTTGGACCACATTATCCCATTTTCTAAAGGTGGTGATACAAGCGTGGAAAACCTGCAGCTATTATGTCAAAAATGCAATTTACAGAAATCAAATAAAATAGGATAATCATGCGATACGTTTTACTACTAATTTTATCTATCTGTATTTCATCATGCTCAAATGAAGATTTAGGAGATATATGTGGACATTATAAGTATGATATTCCAGATAGCTGTACAACACACGCATATATATACAAACGTTCAACCCAAGACTTCTATATTGAATTAGAACATGAAGATTATAATGCGGATAACAACAATAGGCTTTTCATAATAATGGGTAAATTTCGCAAACTGCCTTCCGATAGTATAATATCAGATGATGGGAAATATTTAGGAGACATAAAATTAAAAAGAGAAGAAGTAACCGTTTATTCTAAATTCAACAATAAAACCTACATAGGGTATAAATATGAATAATCAGATAAATAACTGCATTATAAGCTTCAAAGGAAATCATTATTGCCAGATCTCCCCGACCTGCAAAGGCTGGGGATGCCGGTTCCTGACAACACCCATCGAAGAGATACCAGTAACAGTACAAGAAAAAGCCAAGCTGTTCTCAAAGGTGTATCGGGAAGCAAAGCGGAAGGGAGTACTGGAATGCCCGCACTACCGCTCGATGTTCATTGATGAAGTGCTGGAAAATATAGGAATAAATTAAGCCGAAGGTCACTCCTCCGGCTTTTCTTTTGTATAGAAGCTCCAGTCGAACAAATCCAGAAGCCTTCTGTTAGCATCCCAGAGCGGCTGAAAATCTTTTTCTATATAAACCCTCGCAAGGGCCATTTTCGGGTCACTGTGGTTAAGCATTTCGTCCACACGGGCTATATCAATTCTAAGCTTGTTCGCACAGATGGATGCCATGGAGTGGCGGGCATAATAGAAGTTCAGATCAGGAACACCAATTGCCTGACCGACCTTTTTCAAGCCAAGATTGATTGCCTTGTTGAAGTCCTCGGCCGACACATACTTCTCCGAGAAGGAGAACACACGTCCTTTTCCATTATACCTCTCAAGAAGGGAAGTAATCTCCGGCTCCACCTTTACCTGCATGAAAGCATTATCCTTCCTCCTCCCTTTCGTTTTCTTCCGCTCGTAGGATATAACCCCATCTTCAAAGCTGACGACTTCGTACATGTCAGCAGAATTCATACCCATAAGTGTGAAAGACAACAGGAACACGTCTTTTGCCATGTTAAGCTGGTAGTAAGGACTTCCATTTCGAAAATACGGAAGGTCTATAATCTTCTGAATCTGCTCGACGGTAAGGACACGAGAAGCTGCCTGAATATTTTCCGGCATGGAATATCTGCTGAAAGGAGAAAGAGGTATCCGTATCAATCCGGCTTCATCATCATTATACTCATATTTAGCCTGGTTAAACACAGCCTTGAGCACGGTCATGTACAACTTTATGGCATTATTTGTTTTTGTCTGCCCCTTGGATGATGGTGAATGGCTCTTGTTAGCCCCTCTCATGGAAGGCTCATTTCTCAGGAACCTCTCATAGTTTTTAAGGAATGATACGGTAATCATGCTAACATCAAGGCTTCCTCCGGAAAATCTTTCCAGCGCGTTCATCGCCACCCGATAGGTATGCGCACTTCCCTCCCGACCTTTCCGCTCCATATCGTCAGCACATTTTCTTCCATATGCAATTATGTCAAGCGAGAACACTTCATCTTCCTGGATATAGCTTACCACCTGGTCGATATTCCATTTTTCGGAACTTACCCCGGCTTTGGCTAGTTTTCTCCGATAAGACAATACCAACTCGTCCATCAGGTCAATAACGGCCTGATTCTTGATTTTGATTTTCTCAACACCTTTCTCCTTCTTTCTTGAGATGTCAGAAGAAGAAACATATTGGGACGTCCGTATGTATTTTGATTTCCGGTCCTGTGTGACACGTATCTTTACATTGTACGTGCCATCCTCCCTTTTCTGGTGAGGGAGAACCACTACCTTGAATGTAGCCATATCTTGTAAAACAATCGTAAAACTTATATCCACAAAAATAGGATATTTTCACGGATTATGAAGAATACAAAATTTCATTTTTATTGGGGATATGCGTTCAGATGGCCACAGAATGGATTTTTAATATTTTCCAGGCATTTCTTTCGGATAATTAAAAATATCTTCTTAGATATTAAATATTCATCTATCTTTCAACAAGTTATCTAAAACCAAATCTTCTAGTGTAAAACATA